GAGTTGAGCTGGATCTTCTTAGCCATTTGCATGTTGTGGAACCTGGCAATAAGCTTTTCGTCTTCAACACTTTTCGTTTTTTCATATCTTTGCTTTGCCTCGATCATCTTCTTCTTATATACAACACGATCGTTATACATCTTCTCCATGAGAGCAGGAAGGAACCCTTGCTTATCTTTACGATAGACACAACCATTAGCAGCGATAGCATGGGGACAGTTGGTAGACCAATTACCTTCTAGTAGAATATCTATCTTGTCGAAGTTAGGTAAACGAGTAACGAACGTCTCTGTGCTGATATTATACTGCATGATCAAATGCGGATACAGAGAGTTAAGATCAAATGATACAACCCACTTGCTCAAGCCAACCTTCGGCTCTTTAACATAACCACCAACCAGAGAGTCAAAATCTGGCTGCTTCTTGAACTGAGGAATAACAATACCCTGCTCAAGCAGATAGTTATGAATAATGATATCCCATGAACGCACAGTCGTCATAGTGTCTTGATAGTTTACCTTGGCATCATAGGCAAGAGCCATTACCTGCTCAAGGAACTTCAGCTTATCATCTAGACGATCGACCAGAACACAGTCATGAATGTTATACTCAATGAACTTCTGATAGTCATTCTTATAGAGCTCTAACAGATTACCATACTCAGAGTAATCTATCTTCTTTTCACCAAGCTCTATCTGCGAGATAAAGTCAAGCTTATAGCTCTCCTGGTTACCGAATGTAAACTTACGATAGAGTTGATAGTAGTCAAGCACAGCCAAGCCGAATGGATTATAACTCTGGTTCTGCTTACCACGAAACTCGATAATCTTTTCATCAAGTATCCTCCAGGGAGAGAGCCTCTTTGCTTCCTTATCGTTAAACAGAAGCTTGATACGATTAACCAGATATGGAATGTCAAAGAACTCGATATTCCAACCAGTAACGATATCTAAGTCAAGAGCTTGCCAGCAAGAAAGGAACTTCTGAATAAGCATATGCTCATCCTTACATTCCATATAATATGTATTCTCATCATCTGTCTTAAACTTACCGCAACCAAACACATAGTTCCTACCCTTACAACGAACAGTGATTGCTGTGATAGGTTTATCTGCCTTCTGAATATCAGGGAAACCTTCGTCAGCTGCGCACTCGATATCTAACGTACCAATACGAACAAGCTGTGGATCGTAATCAATATCACCTTTGAAGTTATCAAAGATATACAGATATGCGAATGTGTTGATGCCAAATATTTCCATATTTGAAACATCTTTATACTTATCTACGAACTCTTTTGCATTTCCGATGCTATCGAAATCTAAACGACCAACCTCTCTGCCGTCAAGAGTCTTATACTTACCACCTTGCTTAGGGATAAACATATAAGGTTTGTATGCTTCTATATCAGATATGCGCAGCCCCTTATCGAAGCCACGCATATAGATTTTATCTCCACGTTGATAAACACTTGTATAAAATGCCATAATACCTCCACAATATTAATATAGTATATAATATATTACGACAAAAGGCAAGTCATTACTGCTTGCTTGCTACCTTCTCTTGTGTTCTACCATAAGCAGCAACACCAAGAATAGCACCAAACGCCATATGAATCAAACCACCATTAGATAGTGAAAGAGAAACCCATGCAACATATGGAAGCTTAGTAACGATAGGTAGGAACATAGATATAGCAGGAAATACAACGAAGTCGACTAAACAGATAAGCATGTAGAGCCAACCCATTGCTGGACGCCAGTATGACTTTGCCCAGTGTTCGTCTTGCTTTGCGCTTTCCTTTTCCCACTGTTGTTTTTCAAGATCTATCTTTGCCAGCTGTGCTTCTGGTGATAGTTGCTGAACCTGTGGTGCAGCATTCATAGATGAAGAATAACGTGGACCTGAATCCATGTAAGTTGTTGGAATAGCAGCAGCTGCGCCTTTAGTTGCAGCTGGTATCTCGTCCATTGCTGGCTTGGCTACTGGTTCTGCTGCTGGGTCTTGTGATCCGAATTTTGGCATAATAATCTCCTATGAAAATATTTCGAGTGCGGCTTCATAATGAGATTTGCGATCTTCAAGACCTATAGTTCCACCATTAATCTTCTTAGTTACAGTAAGCACATCTCCTTTATCTGCCCACTGATTTAGTTCTCTTGAGTCCCAAAACCACCCAGCAGACCAGCATGCGCCCTCTGGCTCTGCCAACCAAGCTGTTGCATCTTCAAGAGTCCATCCCATATCCTGGGCGAATGCCTGATAGTTTGACTTGCCTGTTAATTGAATAAGACCTCGCCCACAGTAGCGGTAGCCGTCACCAGATGCTTCATTACCATTGCCCATACGAGAAGCATAAACAAGATTAGCAATCTTTTCAGGATTCCTGGCGTAACCACTTGGGTCCACTCCACGGAAATACTTTGGGAATATTACTTTCAGTCTATCGGCTGAATAGTTTAGATTTTCTTTGATGGTTCTTAGACCACCTGATTCATGTCCGACCTGCGCGAGAAACATAGCAATGCGTTGCTTATTATTAATCTCATAAAATTCCATAACATCGTTCAAGTATTCTACATACTGCTGTATAATTTCTTCGTCAGTGTCCTCAAAGAATTCATTCAGTTGTTCGAATGATACTAACATTAAGAGCTCCTAACAAAAATAAACGGGAGATCTCTCCCCCGTTATTTATTCAAGAGTAAATGTAAACATATTTTGTATGTTTAAAATCTTGTATAACATCATTAGCAAGTTTTCTTGACTTCTTACCGCCCTCGATCATTGGGAGTTTTTTGACATAATATATATTTTGTGGTATCTTAGATATACCAAATTTATTATGACACTTTTCGTGTATCTGTCTTGAAACTTCCGCATCAACTGCAACTACAAGAACACTTAGTTGATATTCTACGGTCTGTCTTTCATCAATAAACACCATACAATCAGATACGCCAACTATCGTTCTTATTTCATTTTCAATAGAGTTAGGATCAATTTTAACACCACCAATATTCATCTGTTCGTTTTTACGACCTGTAATAAACAGCTCGCCATTTTCCATATAACCAAGATCTCCTGGTTCAAACCACTCAACATCCTTTTTATGAGCTCTTGGTGTTTTTAACATTACAGTTCCATCTTCGCCAAATTTAAATTCGACATCAGGAAATGGATATCCAGAAGAACCGTTGAAGTCATCAATAGAATACAATCTTTTGTTTGTTGTTCTTGATGTTTCTGTCGCACCATATCCGATATTCACTTGATCAAAATGTTTGAATATATTTTCAAGATATTTGATAGTTGTAGCTCCGCCAGATAAATCAACTGTTGCTTGAAATAATGTTTCTGGTGGTTTACGGTCACGAATAAAATAATCAATTTGTCCATGCGACCCAACAATATGAACTCTTGGATATTTTTCTAAATCTTCATATCTAATGTTAAACACGACAGGAATATCATTCAACATCATTCCGATAATTTTATATTGAGTTGTTGACTTTAATGGCTGAAATAAGAAAGCGCCATATTTTATATGTTCAAATTGTATATCAAAATTATTTTCAACTCTTTCAAAAAATTCTTTGTAAGATATAAAGATTGGTTTCGCATTACCAGTTGTGCCTGATGAAAACCCAATTAAAAATGGTTTACTCTCATCATCATAACTTAAAAATGTAGGTTCAATATCATCTGGTATTTTAGACCAGTATTGAGTCAAGGGAACTTTTTTGATAGTACCTTTGTATTCTTCTAAAGGAGATTCATGAAATATATGAGTGATGCCTAACTGTTCTGCCATTTCTATAGAATCAAGAGAATACTTTACCCAAGTGCATCCAATCATACCACATGCGACAGAAAGAGCAGTGCCAACCATAATACCATAAACATCAAGAGCAACAACAGAGTCACGAGTAACTCCATGTTTCTTCAATCGTAAAGCAAAACTAATGATTAAATTTCTATACTGATTGCCAGTGACGTTTTTATCACCGTTGTGAAAAACTATTTTATCTGAGTTTTCAAGATGATTCAACAACTTAAAAAATACATTATCCATACATAATCTCCATAAAAAAGAAACGGGGAAGTTGATTCCCCGTTATTTATCGTTAGAAAGACTGACTTGGTATTCGCTGTCTTAATGTATTCGCAACAACATGATATATTTCATTACGGTTAATTCCCAAGTCAGCCAACTCTTTGTCTGTTAACTGATCAAGCTCGTTGTAAGCCTGATTATATGCAACAGATCTTTTCAACCAAGTTAATCCCTGATTGATAGGATAAGTTAAAATATCAAACATTTATTACTCTACGATTTCGATCTTCTTTGGCTTCTTATCCTCTGGGATAACATGCTCAAGCCAGATCTTAAGCATACCATTCATCATCTTAGCATTATTAACAACAACGTTGTCAGCAAGAGTGAAGGTACGTGTGAATGGACGGTCTGAGATACCTTTGTGAAGGAATGTTTGATTAATCCCATCATCTGTAATAGTATCCAGGGTGGTATGACCAGCAATCTTTAGCTTATTCTCTTCAAGAGTAAGCTCGATGTCTTGCTTGCCAAACCCAGCAACAGCCATTTCGATCACATAGACATTGTCGTCTGTCTTTTTCAAATTAAATGGAGGATAACCTGATGGGGTGTTATTGGCAAGGAACTCAGCAGTTTCTTGAACTTTAGCTAAAAACTTTTCTGAGCCAACGAAAAACTTATCGAACTTGGCAAGATCAGAAAATGTGTGATCGAAACGATATGGTGTATTAGTCATAGTAGTTCTCCTGTTAAGCGAGAGTTTAAATTAATGAGACCCGACTGGCATCTCATAGTATTATATAGGTTGCGTCGCACTATATTTCAAGGTGTCAGTGTAATTTTTTTCCCTGTAATTCTTTCGCAATTACAAAAAGATCCATTACAGTCTGATCTAGTATATAGATAGGTGTTAGACCAGCTTCTTTAAATTGCTGACCAGCATTTAACACTTTTCTAAAATTATTAAGAGGGTCATCTGGGATTGTATCAGATGCACTTCGAACTATATCTTCTGGTATGACAACATATGTTTCCATCTTCGGTCTCAATCCCATAGTCCTTGATAATACTTACCAAAGAGTCTGAACCCATTACCAACTCTCTTCTCGACAACACGCATACCATCATAATCTTTACGATCATAGTATTCGTCCTGCCAATCGTTATTCAAACTCTCATGAGCAAAGATCATTTCATCTATCACCCATGACCAACGATCATGGAACAATGAATCGGTGCTACCATATCTCTTTTCTTCTTCGGTCAACTCTGGTGCAGCTGTTGAACGCAGATGCTCTGGTACATCTTCATCATCAACCAAAGGAGACCCGTGCTTTACTTCCTTAAGCTTAAGGAGCATTGGAAGTATAATCAATGATAAAGTATGATCCATTGACCAAACATCGTAATCATCAATTCGAATTTTTATATTACGTTTCTTCTTTCCATAATACCAATTACAGAATTTACTTACCCAAGTATCAGCAAGCCAATCACCGAGCTTTTCACATGCTATATAATCCCATCGTTCATTGCGAGGATCATCATCTGGAAAAATACCCTTACGATCAACCCAGAAGAAAATCTTATCTGCTATCTGATAAGGACCAATCCAATTAATGTACGGACCAATATATACTTTCATTGTTCATCTGCCTTATGTTTATTCAAGATAGCGATTAACAGAATCAAATACTCTTCTGTCTGTTCAGGTCCAATACTATTGGCCATTGCAAATACTAAATCTTTTATCTGTTTCTTACACTCAATTAATTCCATAGTATAAATACTCTGTGTTTATGGAGGTTACAATGTTCGGACGAATCCAACTCTATATATTTATTGGCATATTCCTATTCGGCGCTCTTACTGCAGGTTATTACAGTTGGCGCTCTGGTATCGAGCGAGAGGCTCTACTAGAATATAATCAGAAACAACTAGAGCAAAGCATCAAAGACAAAGAAGAGATGCAAAAGCAGCTTCAGTTAATAGAAACAAAACAAAAAGAGATACAGGCAGAGAACGAAGCCGCAAAGAAAGTATTCAAGGAAGATATGAATTCAATCGCTGCTGATCTAGATAGAAAAGAAGTAATTGAAACAGATAGAACATCTTCTCAGATACTTAAAGATACAGTAAACAAGTTGAAGGACCATGTAAAATGAGAGTACTAATCGCTTCTATTGCTTTATTAGGTTTATCTGGTTGCGCCAAAGCTCCGCCACCACAAGTGATTACCAAGACAGAGTTACAGGTCGTGATACCAGATAGATCTATGTTCTATTGCCAGAACGTAAGACGTTTTCCCAATCCAGAAACTCTTACAGATATACAAGTAGCAAAACTTATCATTGAATTACATTCGAAAAACACAGAGTGTCAAAAGAATATGAATGCAGTTTATAAGTCTTTGAACGAGGCCAAGAAGGCAACAGAGAAGAAAGATTAATCTTCTTCTTGTTTAAGTGCTTGCTTGACTAACCAAGCAATACTTACCAACTTCTGATCTTCTGTCCAACCTTTAGAATCAAGAATTGTTTTTATTCTTGTAAGTATATCAAGAGTCCAGACCAACTGTATCTTTGTTAGATCAAGCTCTGACATCAGTTTG